GCTTGATAACGAGAAGCAGGGCAACGATGCAGACCGGTTGTTGAAAGAGCGCATAGCTGCGATTGATGCGCAGCTTGAATCAGCCAAATTGAGCAATGCTGAGCGTGCAAACCTGAACAACATCAAGGCATCTTTGAGCGCCACGGCGTTGAAATTGCAGACACAAACCGACTTGACGTTAGGGGCGCATGCCATGAATGCCAAGCAAGTGATGACCCCACCCACTGAGCCGGCGGGCCGAGCCCCAACCGGACAGGCGTTTTCACGATGAACGAAGAAGTCAATCTGGTTGAGAAATCAATCCTGTCTCACAGTGACCGCAATTCGGTTGTGTGGGTGAAGCTGAAAAAGCACATGGAAGCGGCCCTGATGGAGGCTCGCATCAAGAATGACAACGACCGTGACCCGATAGCGACAGCCAAGCTGCGCGGGGAAATACGGTGTTTGAAGAATCTGCTTGCGCTGGAAACGGCCCAGGCGATGGTGGCGGACGAGGGATAGACACATCCAGCCTTCGCTTTGTGATGCGCTTCGGCGCATTTTTTGTTTTTGGAGTTAGTAAATGACGGTTGAAATGGGTGATACGGAACAAGTCTCAACGGAACAGGCAGCAGAAGCAGCCGCCTTCGAGTCCTCATTCAATGGGGTAGCCGAAGAGAAGGCCGCGACTGAGCCTGTCACCGCATCGGTCAAGACAGAAGCCGAACCAGCGAAAGCAGAAGAGCCACCCAAAGAGGACGCCGCGCCACAAGCGCCGAGTCCCCATGTGGATAGCTACGACGCACAAGCGGACATTCGGAAGCTGCATGGCCGAATTGGCGCACTCAATGACCAGTTGCAGCAGATGCTGAAGACGAAAGAGGCAGAAGGCAAACCCCCTGTCTTGTCGAAGATCGCACTGAAGCGCATGGCCGATGAGTTCCCGGAAATGGCCCACTTGTTACAAGAGGACATTGCCGAGGCGATGGCAGGGATTGGCGCGAAGCCTGACCCTGCAGAAGTCGAAACCGTTGCAAAGCGGATCGTGCAAGACGAGGTTGCAGCCCTGCGAAGGGAAGCAGTCACTGACAGGCATGAGAACTGGGAGAAAGACCTTTGGGTCAAGTTTCCCGGTAGCGATGGCCCTGGAGAGCGCACACCTGAATATTCCGCATGGCTCAAAACCATGTCGGCAGAAGAGGTGAATACGTTCGAGAGCAGCCAAAGCCCGTCCTACGTCAACCGAAAGCTTGACCAGTTTTACAGCTGGAAAGCCGCTCAATCCAAAGCAAGTACAGAGAAGCAAGCACGGCTACTCGCAGCAGTCACACCGACAAGCACGGCGAAGGCTGGAAAACAAACCATGTCCGAAGAAGAAGCCGCAAGAAAGGCCTTCGAGGACGCTTTCAATAGTTAGGAAAAATCATGTCTCTTGCAACCTATGCAACCCCCGCGCAGCGGATTGGCCGAATCAAAGGCCAGATTCTCCGTCACGCAGTCCATGCCGCCACTCTGGAAATGAGCGGCGAGGTCTATCAGCAGCCCGTCAAGGCTGGCGATACCGTGGTGTTCCGCCAAGTTGTGCCGTTCGGCGCTACCGCAGCGGCCCCCAATGTGTTCAACACAAGCGCTGCAGCCCACCTGATCCAAGAGGGTTTCACACCTCCCGCTGAATCCATCTCGATCCTGGACACGACCGTCCAAGTCCAGAAGTACGGCGCACTGTACGGCTACACCGAGCGCCAGAAGTCGCTGGGTGAAGACGATGTGCCCGCCTGGATGGAAGAGCAATTGGGCGAGCGCATGGGCTTGGTGCGCGAGCTGGTGTACATCGGTGCCGTGCAAGGTTGTACCAACCGCTTTTACAGCGGCGGTACAACCCGCGCTACCGTGTCGCAGCCTGTGACGCTGAACCTTGTTAACCGCGTTACCCGTAACCTGGCTGGCAATCACGCGACGTTCGTGCGCAAAATCCTGCCTCCATCTGACAAGGTGGGCACGGGCGCGATCCAGGCCGCTTACCTGGCATTCGGTAACACCGACTTGCAGCAGGACATCGAAGCCATCCCCGGCTACATCCCCAAGAAGGACTACGGCACCATGACGCCAGCGCATGAAATGGAAATCGGCGCTGTTGGCTCCGTCCGTTTCGTGTTGTCGCCAGACATGCCGAAGTTCATCGACAGCGGCGCGGCCATTGCTGGCACATCGAACCTGTCCACGACTGGCACCAGTGCTGACGTGTACCAGTTGTTTGTGATGGCCAAGGACGCTTGGGGTCATACCAAGTTCCGAGGCCTGGACGCCTTCAGCTTCAAGCACATCCCCGTTGATCAGGCCGATAAGTCTGACCCGACTGGCGAGCGTGGCTACTGTTCCGCGACCTTCTACGACGCTGGCGTTGTGACAAACCACGGCTGGATGGCCGTTTGTGAAGTCACCGTCTCTTCGCTGACCTAATCAACCAAGCCGCCCTTGGGCGGCATCACTTTTAAGGAATCCACATCATGGGTCAAAACTCTCGTCAGACTTACGGCTTGACCGCAAGCACTGTGAACTCTGGTCTTACCAAAGGCACGACCAGCACCTACACCACCACCGCCAGCACTGCAGGCGTGGTCAATGGCAAATGGGTAACACCCATCACTGCCCAGACCAACACTGCTACACCGACAACTGATGCCGTCACGGGCGCTGCATTCCTGCCTTTGGCTGTGAACAAAGCTACCGTGATTGTGTTCGGCCAAACGGCTGCTGGCGCTATCCAGATGGCGCAAGGCTCCATTGAAGACACTCAAACTGGCGTGACAACTACGGCTGGCGCATTCATTCGCGCCCCGCAGTTCCCGAGCCTGCCTGATGACTTCTTGCCTCTGGCTTACCTGCTGGTCCGTACCGCGCCTTCTGCTTCGGCATGGACTCCTGGCACATCGTCTTGGACGGCTACCGGTGTGACGGCTTCGGCTGTTCAGAACATCAGCACTTTGCCTGATCGTCCGCAAACCGCCTGATCGTCAACAACCCAACAAAGGCCACCTTCGGGTGGCTTTTTCATGGAGAAATCAATGCCTCGTGGTATCCCAAATAAAAGCATCGTCGGGCCTGATGATGCGAAGATCGGTTTTGATCTGGGCACACAAGCCCCACCAGAACTGAGAGACGCAGAAATCACGGCTGATGACATTCAAGTCATCGCAGCCAAAGACATGAACAGCGCCGTCAACATGGAGAAATTCATGAATGAAAAGGTCGTTGTTCAGATCGAAGATGACCCTGAAGACGAGAACGCTCCGGTGTTTGTCTATGTCGGCCACAACGGCGTGACGCAGTACATCCATCGCGGCACTGAGCAGGTCATCAAGCGCAAGTTTCTTTACGCTGCCCTCGTTTCCAAGCGCGTCAAGATGGCGTGTGCTTTCGGCAAGGATGGCACGGGTAACGAATTCAACCGCCTGATGCCTAGCGCGTCAATGACACACCGCATCCATCTGGTGCGGGATGACAACCCACAAGGCGGCATGAAATGGGTTCAAAGCGTCATGCGCGCTTCCGCTTAAAGCCTTCGGGCTGATCACAACTTCCAAACTCACAAATTCAGAAAGGCCCATCATGGCACTCACTGACTACGTTTACCAATGCCTCCAGACAATCCCCGACAAGCGCACATCCGTCGCCGTTGTCAAAGCGTTTGAACGCGCATGGCCCCGCTCTCGCGTGGCGAACATCACGGCGGCAATGACGCTGAATGAAGCTTCGCATGAAGGCAAGCTGCTGACCGTCAATTCGGCAGCAGGCATCGCGCTGGTGCTTCCAGCGGCAACCGGGCAGGGTGCGCTCTACCGTTTGTTCATCGGCACAACGGTTACATCGAGCGCCACAACCATCAAGGTTGCCAATGCCAGCGACATCATGATTGGTACATCCATCACCAATGCAGATGACACGGCATCTACCGCCAAGATTTGGAAGACCGGCGCTACCGATGACACCATTTCTCTGAACGGGACCACAACGGGCGGGGTCAAGGGCGACTACATCGAGATTGAGGACAGTGCTGTGAATACCTGGCGCGTCAGCATCAAGGGTGTGGCCACTGGCACCGAAGCTACGCCATTCAGTGCAACTGTTTCCTAAGGCTGTTGCGAAAGGGGGTTTTTGCCCCTTTTCTCAATCCGCTTTGCTTGGAGCCACATGAACTATCTGCAACTTGTCGCAAGACTGAAACGCAAATGCCGGGTCACAGGTGCCGCTCCTGCCTCCATCGAAAACACCACATCTGAAGAAGTCAATCGGCTGAAAGACTGGATCAATGAGGCGTGGATGGATATCCAGGAAACCCGCCATGATTGGCAGTGGATGCGCGGTAGCTGCAGCTTCACCACTGTTGCAGGCCAGGCCGTATATACCCAGTCGCAATCCGGAGTAACAGATTTTGGCCACTGGACACGGGATACATGGCGCATCTATACAACGTCAGTAGGCATGCCATCTGAACAGTTCTTGATGTACCGGGACTACGAATCGTGGAGGAACCTGTATCAGTTCGGATCAATGCGGACTTCGCAAACGCAGCCTGTTGACCTGACTATCACGCCAGAAAAATCCATTGGGCTAGGCCCAGTGCCAACGGCTGGATACACGGTGATTGGGGATTATTTCAAAGCGCCCACTGAAATGACGCTGAATGCCGATACCCCAGCTATCCCAAGCCGATTCCACATGCTGATTGTGTACCGCGCCATGATGTTTTATGGAGTCAGCGAGGCCGCATCTGAAGTCTATGAAGAGGGCAAGATTGAATTCAATCGAATGATGGCAAGGGTATCTGAAAGCAACCTGCCCGAGCTGGTCATTGCTGGAGAGTTCGTTTGAGAATACCTCCTATCAGGTCTGAGTATTTCCCGCTCAAAGGTGGGCTAGACCTTGTTGCGCCATCCATCTCCATTGACCCAGGTAAATGCTTCGACGCTCAGAACTACGAGCCTGAAACGTCAGGAGGCTATCGCCGGATTGATGGTAACGAGCGTTACGACGGAAGAACATCCCCCAGCGCTGCGAGCTATTGGGTGATGGATTGCTCAATCACGGGCACGATTTCTGACGGCGAGACAATCACTGGCGTGACCAGTGGAGCAACTGGCAAGGTGCTTTCTGTCGCTGGTTCAACGCTTGTTCTTGGCCGGGTAACAGGAACATTCCTGCAAGATGAGGCCCTGCAAGTTTCGGCAGTCACTGTGGCTACGTGCTTGCTGCCAGCCTACATCAATGGATCACCAGACCCTGAGAACGATGCGGCCTATACGCTGTTGGCGGCAAATGACTATCGCGCTGACATTCAGGCGGTGCCAGGCAGCGGACCTATCCGTGGCGTCTTTCTCTATCAGGACGTGGTTTACGCATTCCGAGACAACGCCGGTGGTACAGCGGGGAACCTGTACAAGTCGTCATCTAGCGGATGGCAACTGGTCAGCTTCGGTACCGAAATCCAATTCACAGCCGGAACAGCCAATATCGCTGCAGGCGATCTGATCACCGGAGGAACGAGCGGAGCAACGGCTTCGGTCGTTGCCGTGCTGCTTCGGACTGGCACTTGGGCCGGTACCGCTGTGGGTACGCTGATCATTTCCCCATTGTCTGGGACGTGGCAAAACGGCGAGGCTATCAAAGTCGGCGGCACAAGCAAGGCCACATCGGCGAGCCTTGCAACGGCAATCACCCGTGCGCCAGGTGGGCGCGTTGAGGCGATCCAGGCAAACTTCACCGGGTCAACGCAGACAAGCCGGATGTACGGAGCGGACGGCGTGAATTACGCCTTCGAGTTCGACGGCGTGAACTACATCCCAATCAGAACCGGTATGACTGCGGATACCCCGCTGCACATCGCCTTATTCAAATCTTGCCTGTTCCTGTCATTTCACGGCAGTCTGCAAATATCGGCCATCGGAACACCGTATTCATGGACCGCGGTGCTTGGTGCTGCGGAACTGACAACAGGCGAAGAGATTACCGGGCTCATGGTGCAGTCTGGTACATCCAATGGAGCGGCGCTCACGGTTTCCACTGCTGGGCAAACTTACACGCTCTACGGCAACAGCACGGCAGACTTCAAGTTGGTTCCATCGGTATGGGAACTTGGATACCTGCCCTACACACTGCAACAGGTATCCAACAACACCTACGGGCTTACGGCGCGTGGCATTCAATCGCTGATGACAACGCAGTCATACGGGGATTTCAGCTATGCATCTGTCTCCCATGCAGTTCAACCTTACATCGAATCACGGCGCGGCACACAGATTGCGTCTGTCACCAACAAGACGCGCAGCCAGTACCGCTTGTTTTTCTCTGATGGATCGGCGTTGGTTGTTGGTCTGACTGGCGACAGCATCAACGGTTGCCTTCCGCTTCTCTACCCTAACCCTGTTACTTGCATCTACTCTGGATCTCGAGCAAATGGGCAGGAGGTCACGTTCTTTGGCTCCAGCAACGGATACATCTACCAAGACAACATCGGCACCAGCTTTGACGGAGCGCCCATTGAATCGTGGATTCGCCCCGTCTTCAACAACTCGAAAAGCCCACTGGTCAGAAAGCGCTATCGGCGCGCCATCTTTGAAGTCAAGGCAGAGGGTTTTAGCAAGGTGGATGTGGGGTACGACATTGGCTATGGCACGCCAGATGTTCTTGCACCGGTTGGCGTATCGAGCAATCAGATTTCAGGCGGCGGGTTCTGGGATCAGTTCTCTTGGGACTCGTTCACTTGGGACTATCAGACAGTTTCTGATGTGAATATCTCGCTCGATGGGACTGAGAGGAATGTTTCATTTCTTGTCTATAGCAACCGCGCCGGAGACAAGCCACACACCATCCAGGGCATCAACTTGCTTTACACACCAAGGCGCTTAACCAGATGACAAATCCGCACTACAACCACACGAGCGGCGTACCGTCGCAGCAATCGAGGGGGGTTAGCTCTTCAATCCGGGCTGAATTTGATCTGGTTGGTGCCGGGTTTGATTCGGTTGTCTCTGCCATTGCGCAGGTCAATCGGCAGACGCCATGGACGCTGACAGTGCTTGACCCAGCCGTGACAGACTACACAATGAGTCCTGGCCAATTTGTTGTGATGACGTGCACAACAGCCGGGATTCTTCGACTTCCCGCATCTCCTGAGGTGGGTGACAAGGTTGGCGGCAAATTCACCAATACGCTGACCACAAACACATTTGCCCGCAACGGTAACTACCTGATGCGCGGGCCAACGGGAACCCCTCTTTCTGAGGATATGACCGTCGATAACACATTCCCATCCTATTACTTTGGGTTCATCAGTTCAGCCATCGGCTGGGAGTTCGTCTAATGTCAACCACTGGTCAATTCTTTGGCGGTAAGCCGCTGCGCGTCACAACCCTTACAACGGGTTCAGGCACGCACACCATTCTTTCAACATCGACTTACCAGCGGATCACACTCCAAGACGCAGGAGGCGGCGGTGGCCGTCCTGACGCTGCAGGAAATTACGGCGCTGGTGGTGGTGGTGCTGGAAGATGGATGCAGGTAATCACCCAT